GCACCACCTTGGACTGCGCCTACACCACCATTTCCAGAATAACCCGCCGCCCCGCCGCCACCGCCGCCGTTGTCATAACCATTACCGCTGCCGCCAAGCCCACCAGTACCACCAAGCACACCTGTACCACTGTAGGTTCCGCCCGGATACGAACCCCCTACGTTTCCTACAGGGCCACCACTGCCGCCTGTAGCAACACAAACAGCGCCGTTAAACGAAGAATTTCCGCCTTTTGCGCCTGCAGTTGGCGCTCCAGCCGTACCCGTTCCTCCAGCACCGCCCGATCCAACAACAACCGTATACGACGCGCCGGGGGTTACTGGGTAATTGTTAAGGTAAGCAAGACCGCCACCTGAGCCGCCATAACCACCATAACTAACACCATCAGCGCCACCACCGCCTCCACCGCCCCCAACGCACACTATGGAGACAGCCGTAACCCCAACAGGGCATACCCATGTATACGTTCCCGGAGTTGTATAAGCTTGTTGTCCTGTTGCGCCAGAACAAAACCCAAAAGCTCTAGCGGATGCCGCCCCTAAAGTTATGGCTGTTGGCATAATTAACCTTTAGGCAAACTTAGTTTGAGAAGCTAAAACAGTAAACGTGGCGCTTGCTGTTTTTATAATCGTGTATGTATAAATATCAATACTATTAGAATTGCCAAAAGAAGGGGCTATACCATTTTGATATTTAGGTGTAACACTAGACCCATCAATTTGAATGGCGTTGTTGTAATAAGCCGTTGCCCCCTGGGTTACTAAAAAAGCTACAGTTACTACGTCACCTGTAGACATAGCTGTGTTTAAACTCGTACCACTTGAGGCTCGGAAATTAACAGTCCAATTAGCTGAAGCGTTTGAGGTGTAATAAAGCACAGATTGCGTAGTGACATCGTAATTGATAGTGCCTGTTGCTGCCGTGGCGGATACAGTTGCTGGCTCAACAATGTTTTTAAAAGATGAAGCTAAAGTGCTAGATAAGCCACTAAAAGTTTGTTTTGAAATAAAAGTTTGCGCGGCATCTGTTCTTGCGGCAGTAAAGTTAGCATCAGGTACAGTCATTACCCGCGTACTTGCAGCCGCTGGGCCTGCAACTTGAAGCAAACCGCTAGTAGCGTTAGACCGTATGTTTTTGACTGTTAAATCATCAGTGGCAACTTTTTTGGTTGCGCTGCTTTGCACAATAGGTAAAACTTCAGTGCCAGCTAAAGGTAACGTTGCGGAGGTTAGCGCTGAGATTTTAACATCTGCCATGATAGACCTTTAAGCCGTTAAAGCTGCGACTTTAGCTTGGAAGTTTTTAATGCGTAGTTCTAACGCTGCCATATCGTTCTTAAGAACTTCTTTCTCAACCTCTAATGATTTCTCCATAGCGGTCAGTTCAAATTCACGACTTTCTAAATTTTTTTCTCTTGCAGTAACTATTTTCTCACGAGCAGCAACTGCTTTTTCACGAGCATTTGTGTCATTAATCAACGCTGCCATTTCATTTTTTATCTTTTGGGCTTTTTCCAGCGCTTCATCTACAACACGTTTAGCAGCTTCTTGATCATATTTTGCGTCAGCTTTAATAGCTTCGGCTTCCTTTTTTGCAACTTCAAGTTCTTGCGCTGCTTTTTTACGGTCGGCAACCGCATCTTCGGCTGCGGTTAATGCGCCTTGACGAGTAGCTAACTCATCACGCAAAACAGCCATTTCAGCCAAGTCTTTGGGGAATTGCTTGGTAAAATAATCCACGTAATTCATAGCGGGGGCGTCATTAGAAATGTTCATGCTGACCTCATTAAGAGTAGTAAGTGATGTTTAACTTAGCGCCAGCAGATTGCTCAATGAACTTAATTTGATTGATGTCGCCGTCATATTGCAAAGTAACACCTGCTGCTAAAGGCATACCTACAGTTGCTGTAGGTGCTACACCATCATCCCGCCAACGAACAGCCTGCCCTTCGGGGGTGATAATAGCAATCCTAGGCGAACCCGCCAAGCCTGCGATGTCTTTTTGGGGTACGGTTAGCGCTGTGGCAGAACTTAAACTGGTTATCTGCTGGTAACCAAGTACCGAGGTAATTGCCTTAAGATTGATTGCCATCAAAATCTCCTTCGTTCAGTAAACGATCTTAACCTAATAACTAACTGTTCTGCCCCATCTAGCGTACCAAATTGATCTATGGCTGTCGCCATTTCTGCAATAACACCTTGCAGTGTTTGCGGTATAGATACTTGGTCGGCTGCCGTCAACAACTCTAACACCACACTTTGAAGATCCATTAGTGTAGCAAGTTGATCGGAACTTGTTGCAAGTTCTGAAATTGCTGCTTGATATGCTTGAGCAGCAGAAAAATCATCAAAAACAGCCGCAAACTCACTGATGTTACCAAACTGATCTTGACCTTGGTTAGTTTGGTCTGTTCCTGTAGCGGTTTCATTAACGCTACTGCTTCCATCAACAGAAACGGATATAGCATCCGAGCCTGTAGCAACTTCAGCAACGGAAGCAACTAATGTAAAGGTTGTAGCTGTAGTGTCTGTGGCAGAAGCTGATTCAGCAATTAAAGCCTCTACAGCTTTTTCTGCATCTACTATGTCTGTGCCGGTTGCTGTTTCAATAACGGCTGAATTGATCGTTAGGTTTGCGCTGGTAGTGTCAGTACCGGTGGCTGTTTCGGCTACTTCGCGTGTGTATGTGTTGGCACCCGATACACTGATCGTTGAGAACGGCGCAGTTGAAAATGGATCAAAACCGAACACATTTTTACCTTGTTATTTCGATCCAGTTAGTCGTATCTTCATCCCACGAGTACATTTTACCGTCAGTTGGCATAGGAACCGGAGCCTCCCAAAGGCAAGAACCAGCGTTCAATAACCAACTTGCAAAAGGTTGTTGCGGTATAAAAGCGTCCCGTACTGGATCGTAGGTGTAACCAATGCCTGCATAGTTCTTCCTAAACGGTGTCCCGTTAGGATGCTGACCGCCTTGGGTGTTGTAGCTTGTACGCTTGCAAGGTTGTCCTCTTATCTCAGCGTAGCGTACTTCCCAATCAATACCTTCCTCGCCTTCGTCTTTGCCGACAATGACTTCGGTAACGATGTTATTTGCGTCTAAAAAAGCGTAGTGAGCCATTATGCCTCCAGCCGTAATCCAGTTAAATCAACTTCTTCCCCAATCATTCCAACTGGGAAGGTGTTAAACGATAGAGAAATTCTTGTTTCCTCACCCTGCACTTGCGGAACCATATGTTGCGCTGACGAAGGAAACAGAATTAGCTTGCCTGTTGTAGCTTCAAACCACCAAGACTCAGAGTTGTACTGATTCCACTCTAGCGGAGGGAATTTGATCTGTTGATACCCGTCACGGTAGAAGTAAATCCTGTCATCAGGATTGGTCTGAACATAAAACACACCTGAAACATAACTATTCGGATGTGCATGTTTGTGATGGAACTGCCCTGGCTCCGAGTAATTGCACCAGCTTTGCGTGACTCTCAGACTTACATCATGCTTAGGGTTTGCTGTTGCCTTAAAGTATTCAGATACGCAATCTTCAATCCATGAGCGTAACCCAGTCATAACCGGATCACGAAGCACAAAGTTATTGGTTGAGGTTGTATTACCCATGTTAGGACGGGTTTCTAACTCACGGACAAAGAACAACTCCTCATCCGTAAGTTCCCTTCCTAACTCAAAGAATCCTACAGGTGTAGGAAATAAATGGTGCATGTTCATGCCCAACTCACATTGCCTGTTCCGGCTGTAAAGGTTGTTATTTTGTAGCTACCAGAAGTAGATGTCGTGTAAGTCAATCCACCACTTGGGTTAGAGATTGTGAGGGATGATGGGTATTTGAGGATGACGACACCTGAGCCGCCAGCCGCACCGTTTGCCCCAGTATTTGCGCCGCCGCCACCACCACCGCCTTTATTGGCAGTTCCAGCAGTCGCAGATGTAGAAGGTGAAATAGTTCCGCTATCACCACCGCCTCCATTACCACCGGAACCTTTTGTAGTAGAACCGGCCCCACCGCCACCACCGGCGTAATAAAGAGAATCAATCGTTGCTTGAACTCCAACACCTCCGTTACCTCCAGTAGCTCCGGTATTTGATCCTTCGCTACCAGCAGCACCAGCTCCACCACCACCACTTCCGTATCGGTCAGCAGGAGGTTGAGTTACTGGCGCACCTGCGTTGCCTTGCCCAGAAGTGCCAGCTCCACCAAGTCTCCAGTTGGGAGCATAACTTGATGATGCGCCGCCACCAGAACCACCAGCACTACCAGCAGAATATGTAGCTCCAACATTATTGGAACCACCACCACCGCCTCCGGTGGTGCTAACAGAAGAAAATACAGAAGATGAACCATTGGAACCTGCCGACGATCCGCTTGAAGAACCTGCGCCACCACCACCGACAGTTACAGTGTAATTTGTTGAAACTGCAAATCCAGTTACAGTTCCCTGTTTCAAACCACCAGCACCTCCCCCACCACCGTAATAACCAGCTCCGCCACCGCCACCGCCAGCAACAACTAAATAGTCAACGCTGAACGCAAGGCCAAACTGCACATTACCCGTACCTGCTGTTACCTGCGTAATGGCATAACCACCAGAAAGGCTTGTACTGTAAGTAAGACCACCACCAGGATTGGAAATAGAGTAAGCGTCTGAGTATTTCAGGATGACAATGCCGGAGCCGCCTGCATAGCCATTTTGGACAACAGGACTTGCTCCACCCAAACCACCACCACCCCCACCTCCGCCAGTGTTAGTAGTGCCAGCCGTGCCGGCAACAGATGGTGTTCTTGCTCCAACCGCGCCACTGCCACCTCCTCCAGAACCACCCGTGCTTTGCACTGCGGTACCTGGGTTATCCCCACAGCCACCGCCACCACCACCAGCGTAATACGTAGCCGTTCCTGTAATTGATGATTGCAAACCTATACCGCCATTGCCCCCAGAAACAGAGTTTGATGATTTCCCTGCGCCACCCGCTGCACCAGCACCGCCACCACCACCTGGGGAATAATAAGGCGCACCAGTTCCAGCACCGCCAGCATTACCTTGCCCAGACGGACTTGCAGCACCTCCAGCATTAGGCCATGAACTACCGCCCCCAGACCCCCCAGAGTTACCAGTAGTCCCTGCATAAGGAGCGCCACCACCGCCACCCGTTGAAGTTATGCTGCTAAAAACAGAATTGGAGCCGTTAGTACCTGCTCCACTTGTTCCGCCTGCGCCACCACCACCGACTGTTACTGTTAAGTTTGTTGTTAACGATACAGCGGGATCGGTTCCAGTTCTATAACCGCCTGCGCCACCACCGCCTGCTGCATCGCGGCCACCACCACCCCCACCAGCAACAACAAGGTACTCAACAGCGATAGACGATGGGGCGCTAACAGCATACGCCGCTGCAATCATTGCACTTAATGCGCCAGCCATGTTAGGTCACTCCTGCGCCAGAAACATACCAAGTGTCAGAGCCAACGTATAACAGTGTAGCCATACCTTTTGTTGCAACCGTTCTTGTCGTTGCTGAAGCGCCATTAGCTAACTGAAAAGACACTCCGGAAGTTGTATTTTGGATAGTCAAATTACCAGAGTTATTGTTTACAACTAAAATTGTTGTTCCAGTCGGAAACGCAACTGAAGCGTTTGTTGACACACTAAGCGTTGCAGTAGCTCCGCCTGTAAAGTAAACGTGCTTACCTTGATCTGTTAAAGCAAGCGTTGTATTAGTGCTTTGCGGAGCATTGATGTAGCCAACTTTATTAGTACCGTCTACCGTACAGTTACTCAGCGTACCTGACGTTGGCGTACCTAGTACAGGAGTCACCAAACTTGGCGATGTTGCAAACACTAATGCCCCTGATCCGGTCTCATCGGTAACCGCAGAAGCAAGATTAGACGATGATGGAGTGGCAAGCCATGTGGCTACGCCAGTACCCAATCCGGTAATGTTGCCAACAGCAACAGAACCAGCGGTTTGTTTCAGCGAACCCGTTGAATCAAACGAACCGTCGGTTGTCCAAGTGTCATTAGGCTGAAGCGTTACCTTAGCGATTTGTCGCGTTGTAGAGCCACTTGAGTTGTTGTAGGTGACCGTGACTGTTACCGCAGCGGTATCTTTATTCTGAATAGTGATCCACTTGATAACCCGTCTTGTTGATGCGGCTGGAGAACTAACCACCGTAACCGCACTCGTACCGTTAAGCGCACCATCACTTGCGCCTTCGGTAAGAGACGATGACGTACTGTCAGCATAAGCAACCGTGTATTCAGGATTACTGGTAGCCGCAGCACCAGACATCACCGCCTGGATAGTCTTTGTGGTTGCGTCAAGAACTAATGTTCCCATTGTTTTTCCTTAACTAAGAAACCAAGCAAAATTCTGAGCCGTAGAACTACCGCCACCAGAAACCGTTGCCCAAGATAAAGTTCCAGAACCGTCTGTTGCAAGCACTTGGTTATTTGTTCCGTATCCAGTTGGCATGATAAAAGTTAAATTTGCACTTTGAGAGGTGCTAGGCCGCAACGTAAGTGTTCTTCCAGCACCCGCATAAACTTGCCAAGTTAAAGAACTGTAAGTGTTGACCCCAAGCGCAAGCGTCAAAGAATCCGTAAATGTCGCGCTCCCATCGTCAGCTAGCGTTGCAGAACTATTCTGAATTAGCTTTCCTGTCGTTCCGTCAAACCTTGCAAAAGCGTTATCACTCGCAGAAGCAGGGCCAACAACATTACCAAACGAGGATGCCGGGTAAGTTACGAATACGGTCTTTGTACCCGCAGCGAAGTTGACAAGGCTTCCTGAATTGCTTGACGATAATACTGTCGTTCGGGATAGCGTTGTCCCGCTTGATGTATACGTACCAAGACCAACCTCCCAATCGCCCGTACTTGAATCGACAATCGTGTAGTAGGTGGTGTTTCCGTTACCAACAACGGAAAATGATTGGAACCCCGATACCGCACCGGCTAATGTAACTGTACCGGTGCCTGTGGTTGTCGTCGTTTCCTGTACACGATCCGCAAGGACAAGGGCCATATCATGCAGCCAGGCTAAAAGTGTAAGTTACTTGCAGTGTGTCGCCGTTAACAACCGAACGGTCACCACCCGTAAAATCAGATGCCGAGAACAATGTGCCTGAAGTACCAGAAGCAGCGCTTGCTAAAAATGCCCCACCAACAGTTGCAGTGCTTGTAATACTGTATGAGGCTTTGCTTGCTGAATTAGTTACAACCGAAGGATTGGCTGTAGTTGCAGCAGCAAAAGTTGCTGCGGGTCTATTTCCTGTGTACGGGTTAATTTCAGTCCATCCAGCATGAGACGCTAATGTATCTGAAGCAGCAGGTGTGTTAGATGCTCCAGCACCATATAAACCGATATACCAAGATGTAATGCGAGCCGTAGCCCCGTCAAGCGCTGTACCTGCCATGTATTGAAGACCAACGTTTACAACAAGATTTTTAGATTCAGCAGTCCATTTGAGTTTGCCGTCTTTGTCATAACACTCAAACGAAAATTTACCCATTGCACGAGCGCCTTCAGATGAAGAAGGGCGGGCTATCAAACCGCTGGCAGCGGAGTCTTTGGCTTTAGCTTGTTCCATCGTCTATTCCTTAAGCAAGAAATTTAAGTTTGTAGATTGTACTTAAGTACAACCCGACAATTTCATCGATAATATTTTGCAGCGCGGTTTCATCTTTACCGCACATTTCATACCTGATTTTTTCAATCTCATCAACCTGATCTTGCATAAAATCTAGGATGTTAGAGGTTTTACCTGCGTTCATCAACGAAATCGGGCCAATTAGACCATGCTTACCTTGGTAAGCTTCAGCAAAATTGTCCGCTAAATCTACAATTTTGTCATAAAATTTACGTAAGGCTTTATGTTTGCTGTAGCTGCGTGTGTTTAGATGAACTGAGTGAGTAACATCACGGGCCAAAAACAACATGCCTATAAAGTCAGCACATTTCATGCTTGGCCCTCCTGTGGTACCACGTTTGGCATCGGTCTGGCCTGTTGCGCTTCTTCCTGACGGGCCATAATCGCTGCTTCTCGGCCCATATCATCAGACTCAGGCATGATCGGGCCTTGCATTTGCTGCGGTGGTATTAAATCCCCTGCATCATGAGCAGCAGCAAGCGTTCCCATCACAATATCTTGAATTTGCTCCATTGTCATGCCAGGCATTGTGGCTGAAATACGCTTAGTTTCAGCATCAAACGCCTTAATTTTAGCTTCAAATTCGCGTACTTGTACGTCTCTAGCCTCAATCGATTGATTGACGTTCATTAGCATATCGTGCATTTGCTGCATTTCCATGCCCATTGCTTCAATTTGCTTTTGAGCCGCTTGTAGCGCTGGGTCGTTATCTTGATCAGCCAGCAATTGCGGGTCAATGGTCTTGCGAAGCCGCGCTGCCATCTCTTGAGCGCCAGGCCAATCCATGTTTTTAACAAACAAATCGCCTGCAACAGCCCATAAATTGGGGTTGCCCTGCAAGATCTGCGACATGGCGTCCATCGACTCTTGGCGCTTAGTCATGTAACTTGGTCCAGTGGTTACCACCACGTCGTAACGGCCAACGGAAGGGTTGTAAATCTTATCGATCACGACGCCCGTCTGGTCCATAATCTTTTTGACCGGCTCTTGCTGGGTCGGATCAATCTTGACCATGTTGGTTTCGCCATCAATACCAACAATTCTAGCAATACGCTGCGTGTCGTAGATTTTTGGTATCAAATCCACCAACTGACGGGTCACATAACGCACAGCACGCGCTAAATTATCTACATAGTGGTATGTGCCGTTGTCAGATTCCTTTTGCCTAGCTAAAATAGCACGTCCAGAACGTTCGTTTGACACTTGGCCCAGACTCGCATCGTACTGGCCTGTGGTAGCTTTAATATCCTCAGAAGCCCCCATTTTGGCCTGTATGAGGCCCGTTTGAGGTAAAGGTGGTGCAGCACGCTGTGGTAGCGGTAAAATAGATCCTGCACCATCTGTAACGTCTGGATTGACCTCTAAATACGGCCAGTTTTGCGTATTAGCCGTCTTCCACTGGTACTCATAACCCTCAAACTGACCACCATAGCCAATAAATGGTGCTTTAGGGGCAAGCGCAAGCATTTCAGCTTCTTGGCTTGTCCAGTAGTTATACATCCGTTGGGCATCTTTGGCATTACGCACGATGCCTGATATGAAAATACGCCCATCAACTTGGAACTCGTTACCTACCACGCGTACAACCGGTATCCAGTTGCCCGCCCATTCACGCTCCTCAAGCACCTCAAAACCATTGGTTTTCATCCACATGATTTTTTTACGATCTACCTGACGTTCGCGTATGGGCGCTAGCCCCATTGAACGTAGTGTGGCGTCTTCCATCGAGCCTTTAAACACCGATTTATTGCCAGGAAACAGATACAGCGTTTCTGTTTTGTGCGCAATGTAAAAGTATTCAGCAATCCGTATTGTGTCTTCTGTAATCCACTGGCTGATGTCTTGGTCACCAATACCTTGCGCCATGATCGAAGACAGCGGTGCAGCGTTGGGGTACATACGCTGGTAGTCTTCCTTGAGCATGTCTTCCGTAATAAAACACCACTCAGCGTCTGCCCCGCATGGGTCTTGGATCAGCGGGTCCATGTAGACGCTAAAGCTATTGCGTACGCGAGCGATCTTGATGTCTTGATCAAAGCTGTCTTCGTAGCAATACTCCGTCAGAATACGAATGTAACCTTCACCGTAAGTGACTTGGTTCTCGCACGCCGTGTCGTAGGCCACGTCAGCGTCTGACATGTACTCAATGTGCCGCACGATGCCATCGAGCACCTCGGCAACTTCAACGTCGGCTTGATCGTTAACAGGTATGACCTTGCCGCTTGGCCGGTTCTGGCGCTGCTCGTTAGTTACTTGTCTTACATGCTGTGGTAGCTTATTAATAGTCAAGCAAGGTCTTGCGTTGACCGTCTGCCCTTGCACCGACCCACGCGTTGCCAATACATCTTGCGGCCACTGCCACTGGTTGTCTGGCGAACCGGCCATAAAGCGCAGGTCGTCAAGCTCATCTTCGCGGCTCTCCGAGTACGCGCCGATCGCTTGGCGTAACCGATCGCGCATCAGTTGTAGCGTGTCGCGGTGGTCCTTTTGGTCAGGACCGCCGCGAGCCGATACCTTGCCCGCGCCTTCAATACCTGTAGGGTCTTGCTTAAGCGTTGCCATTACTTTTTCTTCGTCATAGGTTTAGGGCTTGGCCTTTTAGCCGCCGCAGCACGTTGGGTATTGTAAGCAATTGCAACAGCCTGCTTAACAGGTTTGCCTGCGTTAACTTCAGCCTTAATGTTTTTACGAAAGGCTTCTTTGCTGGTCGATTTAACAAGTGGCATCATTTTCCTTTCGTTGCCATCAAGCACCCATCCAAGATGTCGTTACGCCGTTGGCGTTGTACGCACGATTAGTTTGTTTCTCGACATACTGCCTGTGCGCGACCGGAAATGCAAACGTCACTGCCAGTGCGTCGGCAGCGTCGGGTGATGCTAATCCTCGGGCTTTCATTTCCTTTTTACCTTCCAAGAAAATTGTACCCGACGAATTAGGTTTTATGGTAGGCCCAACTAGATCAGACTTGAGCGCTCTGTCGTTAGGGATCGACGCCGTTTTAAGCCACTCCTTCATCAGCCCCCACAGCTCGGCGCGTTTATTACCATACATAATAGGGTTCTTCGCCTTCCACCCGAAGTTTACCCCTCGCACGACCTTGTAGCGCTGCTCGTGCAGCCTATCTAAGATACCGTACCCTAGCCCACCCTCATCGAGCACCACGAGCGTTGGCTTGTACTGCTCGATGGCGTCGATTACCCGACCCACGATTGTCATCGTATCCTCACCATGATACCGATGGATCGCCACTAGGTCGCGCCCTTGCCTGACCACGATCACTGTCGAGTCCGCCCCACCTCGTGCCGGATCGACGCCAATTACAATCGGCGCGGTCTCGTCCTTGTACCGAGGTCTTGCTGCCGCGTCAGCCACATGGCTTGGCGAGATGAACTGGTCGTCACCGCTTGACGGAAACTCACCGTACACCTCGACCCGCGCCTGGCTTGAGTCCTCGCCATACTCATCAATGATCTGACGATACACCTGCTTGTCAGTGTCCTCGACCGTCCTTGCGTCCACCTGCCTTGTGCGCCAAAAGTCGCGCTTGGCGTGGAAGCACTCAAAGAAGTACCCCGTGTTGCGTCGCGGGTTACTGAACGCAGCCCAAAATCTGTGCGGGGTGTTTTCAGTAAAAAAGCCTTGGGCTACATCCCAAATAGCGTCGGGTATACCGGATGCTTCATCAAAAATAAGTAAGACACCATCTGAATTGTGTAAGCCAGCATAAGAATCCGGATTTTCTTCCGACCATAGACGACCTTCTGCACCCCAGTACCGGGTGCCTTTTCTAAGATCTCGCTCTACTAACTCGGTTATCCACTTGGCAGGCGTAATTCTAGTGGCAGAAATTTCCCACCAATGGCTATTAATCATCATAGCAAGCCACTTAGTTATTTCAGCCCATGTAATAGAACGCAACTGAGCTTCCGAGTTGGCCGACACAATTACCGAAGAACCAATCCTAGTCGTAATCATCCAAAGCACGATCCAGCTCACCAGCGCCGATTTACCAATACCACGACCAGAAGAGACAGCCATCCTGAGAACATCAAACTCAGTGACGTTTTTATTTTTCTGAATGTGTTGTTTGATTTCTCTTAATACGTCGCGCTGCCATTTTCTAGGGCCGTGGTGGTGCTCAAGCGGCGTGTTCTCCTGCCCCCATGGGAAAGCAAACAGTACAAACGCTTCGGGGTCGTCTTTAATCGCGGGCGACCACAACCGCGTCATCAGCAGTTGCTCGTCTTCCGGAC